TTTGTACCTCCTCGAATTTGTTAGGTACATTTTATATAAAAGTGAATAGATTGGAAAATTTAGTCAGATTAAATAAAGGAGATGGAGATTTTGGAGCTAACATAGGTGGACTTATAATTAAAGTTTTTAGCTATCCTTCAAAAACAGGGCTAAATAGATACAACTTTTATACTCCTTTTCCAAATAAATGCCTGGTATGTATTCTTACAGAAAATGATGGAATAAGAAATACAGAACCAGCTTTAGAAACATTTGATAAAAATGGTTTTAAAGCAAATAATGCTATTGGAACAGGTCAGTTTTTCTGTACTGCAATAGGATATTAATTCTAAATTTCTATTGTTTCAAAAGTATAAAGAAATCAACTTTGCAAATACCATTTTGGACATTTCCACTAATTGCATCTAGAGTAGAAAAGTCTAAATTATCTCCACTATGTGTAACTGCAACAGAACAATTATCTTTTTTAGCAGTAGCCATAACTATAGAATTTTTAAAACTAAAACCATTAGCTATTAATGTTTTTGAAGCAGTAGAATCCTTAGTTTCTAATGAGCCTACTACAAATTTTCTGTTTAAAATCGTTAAAACATCGTAATCAGATTTATGTTCAATTTTACATAGATTTTCCAATCTCTTTCTATTTCCCCAGATTGAAAGTTCTTCAAATTTTACATCAGGGACACTGATTCTTCTGTTTTGAGTTTCTTTACAGATATAAAACTTCTTGTTTGCTGGAAAATAATAAACATTTCCTTGTATTGCTTCATTCAAAGGAAATTTACCATCTTCTTTGCCAACAGCAGCAACAACTCTATCTTCAATTTCTTGTGCTGTTCCATCATATTCACCTTTTTGAGTGTAATTTGCTTCTAAGTACTCTTTTGTTATATATAAATCTTTACCATCATTATGAACAACAACAGATCCTGTATTTGATGAAATTAAATTTATTTTTACTTCCATTCTGTGAGGTCCATCTGCTTCAGGTGGAATCCAAGAAGTCTCATCTCCATCATTCATATAAAAATATAGAACTTCTACTCCTTCATCTAATACATATATTCCTGTTTCTCTAGGGAAATAGCCTTCTTCTAAAGAAACATTATCTATAACAGTTGTTAGTACTACAGCATCTCCTTTTTGTTCTTTACTTAATATTGATTTTTCTATTTTTATATTTTTAATATCAATTAAATCAGCAGGATTTTCATTATCTATCAGTTTTCCGTCTCCAAATTTCATTTTTGTAAATTGAATAGGAGTAGAACTAGCCTGACATTTTGCAAGATATGCTCTTCCTTTTTTTGTTAATCCACTAAATTTCATTTTACAATCTCCTTTCTAATCTGTTTGTATGCTCCTAAGAATAGATTTTTCTTTACGTCTATATCCTCTCCAGCATTAACTCTTTTTCCACTTATAAATACTTCTTTGTATCCTAAAACATGATATTCGTATTTTTTTTCTTTCAACAAATAAAAAGCTTCTAAGATACTTCTAACATTTTTATACTCTTCTATAAGAAATAAAACATTTTTTAACCAATCCTTCTCCTTACTTTCATTTACTGTTGTAAGCCTAAATGTAAAAGGTCTCCCTCCATACTCAAACCATTCTTCAATTTTTATTTCATAATTTAAATTTTTCAATTGAGAAATTACAGCAGTCTTAGTTCCTTTTTTTGAATGAACCCAATATGCAGACTTTATTAATTTTATTTTGATTTCTCTGTCTAAATCTACTCTATATTTATCTATATTAAAAAACCAAGCAATTTCATCTAAAACATTATCTTCTTGTACTTCAAGATTATAAAAAAGTGCTAAAGTTCCAATTTTATCTGCGATATAAGTTTTAAAGATTTTTTCAATGCTCTTAGAAAAGGCTGTTAGATTTTTATATTTTTTTAAGTTCTCAGGAAATATTGCTGTGTAACTTGCTCGCTCTAACTTATTCATCTTCCTCACCTATATACTTTATGCTCTTAGTCAGTTCTTTTGCTACAGTATCTTTTTCTATTTTTTGAAAAGTAGGACTTGTTATTTCTACTCTTTTAGCTCCTGCTAATATTATTAATTGTGTTAATTTATTTGGATTTATATCTCTTCCTAGCTTTTCTTTTTGCCAATAAATATATTCATTGAAAGCAGCTTCTACTTCTTTTTTCACTAAAATTGGATTATCTCCTTTCTTAGTCCAATATTTTATATCTATGTTATAAGATTGTACTTTTGGTTTTTCTATTTCAATTTTATCTGTCAAAGGTCTTACATCATCAGCTAATTTTTCTTTAATTTTTTCTAATATTTCTTGACTAGGTAATTCTCCATTTTTCAACAATGGAATAATTTTTACAACTCCAGGTGTTGATGGAGGAGTATAAATATAAGAATCTTTAATATCTTGATGTGATGTTAATGTATAATACTGATAAGCACCATGAGGTCCTGCTACTGAAAAGGCTCTAGGTCTTAACCTTATTCTATTTCGATACTCTTCGTCTCCCTCTTTATCAGCACCACCAGATGTTTTAGTTATATTTGAAACTGATAATAGGTAAGGAATATCATCTACAATTGTATTTATTGCTCCAATTTCTATATCATTTCCTATTAGTCCAGAGGCTAAACATCTTACCTTCCCTACTACTGTTCTTCTTCCTGGTTCTAATATTATTGTTTCGATACTCTCGAAATATAAATTATCTTTTGCTACTTTATGTCCTTTTGGTATTATTTTTCTTTCATCAAATATTTTAGAAAAAGTATATTCTATAGAACATTCAGCTTCTTTTTCGGTTATTCTTGAAACATCTACAAGTGCACCTAAAGCATCTAAATATTTTCCTTGTGAATACTGGAGTAAGTTCATTTTTCCTATAAAATTCATATAATCTTTAGATACACATACCAAATATGTAACCCAATCAATAAAATCTTCTGCTGGATCTCCTGCCGAAACTTTCGTATTCATGATTTCTTCGTATCCATTTTTTAGTTCTTTTTTTATTTGATTTGTATCAAAATCTATAAATTTAAACTTATCCATCTTTAACATCTCCAATTACAACTATTTTAATTTTAGCCAATTCTTGATTTTCTAATATTCTTATCTCTTCTACATTAAATCTAGGTTCTTCTCTTTCAATTTCTTCCATGCAATCTGCTATAATTTCTGCATTAACTATATCAATAGGTTCATCAATATAATTAAAATTAATTCCTTTTTCTCTAGCTAAAACAATATTTCCTCTTATTCTTGATATAATATTTTCAATATTTTGAATAATTTCTTCAGTTCTATTTTTTATAAATTTATAATTTCTTTCTTTTGAAGAGTCTACATATATTTCCATTAGTTATACTCCTTCAATTCTATTTTTAAATCCATTTTAGTTGGAACTCCAAAAGCATTATATCCTTTAGGATCCTCCCCTATACTTGTAATAACATAATTTCCAATCTTTTTTCCTCCAAGTATAAGTCTTAAAACTTTTCCTTCCTTCAAAAAAGTTTCTAACTTCTTTTTTTCTTTATCTACATTTACTTTAAAAAAACGATTTAAATGAATTGAAAAACTTATGTTTTCGAGCTCTAATCCATCAAACTGTATTTTTGGTTTTTCTCCAATAATTTTATGTTCTATCCATCTTGAAGACATACTTCTTGAAAATGAATTATATGTCTTTGTGTACATTGAACATGTAAGAAATACATAATTTCCTAGACTACCAACTATCATTCAGGACCTCCTGTTTTATCTCCACCAGCTTTTACCTTGCTATGTGTATGTTTTTTCAATGATACTTTACTTGCTGTAACATCTTCACTAGCATTTAATTCACCTTTTATATTTACAGAACCGTCTATATCAATATCCCCAACAATTCGAGTTTTTGGGCATTCTATTTTTATACTTTGAGCAATTATCTCAATTTGATTTTTACAATTTATATATAATTTGGAATTATTTTCATCATATGAAATTATAGTTCCATCATTAAAAACAGTTATTTCAATTCCTTCTCCTGCTCCATTTGGTATTGGTGTTGCTTCATCATATCCAGAGCCTAAATAAAAACCATTGAAAGTATTTTCAGGAAATACACAAATTCCAACTTCACCAATCTTAGGAAATGAATAATGTTTTGTTCCTTCTGTTCTTCCTTGTAAAACTGGAATTTCTACAGAAGGAATATCAATATCTTCAAACGTTACTTTTATAGTTCCTTTTTCAGGAAAGATGCTTGATACAGTTCCATACCTAATCATTTTCCACCTCAAACTCTATTATTTTATGAATTTCAGCATTTATTTTATAAGATAAAAAATCAATTTTTAAATCATCTATCATATATTTTCCAGAGAAATTTCCAAAATCATTTAAAATAATTGCGTCTCCAACTGATATTAATTCACTTGTTCCCATAAAAGATATATTTCCTTTTACTTCTCTTTTATTTTTATCTCTTAAAGCTTTTTTAGCTATTTCTAGTAGTTGCTTTTCAACTTCTTGAGCATTCTTACCAGTTACTTGTTTATCCTCATTTATAAATAAGTTTCTTTTAGTTTGCTTTTTATATGAGTTCCTATTTTTTATTTTAAAAGTTTTTTCTATTTTCTTTTTTTTCTTGTAGTTATAATAACTTATGGTACAGCTCGAATAGCTATCAGTGTCTTCTGTTGAAAAACTATAACTCTCTAATTGATTTTTAAAAAATATTTTCTTAGCTTCTTTTTTTTCATATTCTTCTTCTTCAAAAGCTATAATTTTGTTATCAAATAATTTAAGATTTATTCCAGCTTCTTCAGATAATTTTTTTAGAAAATCAAAGTCAGATTGTAACTTTTGTTCTATTCTTTGATATTTTCTATTAAAAGAAATTTCACAAATAGCTTTTATATTTCTTTTCTTTGCAATTTCATTAAAAATTGTTTTATATGTTACATTTTCCCAAACTTTATTTTCTTTTTTATCAACAATATCTGAAGCTATATCAAATGAAATAGCTTTTATATTAACTACATCAGGAGGACCACTAAAATCTACAGTATCTATATAAAACAATCCCATATCATGTGTGATTATTTCCAAATCCTTTTCCCAATGTTTTAATGTTAAGGTTGCTTTGAGTGTTTCTCCTTTTTGTGGCATCCACGATGATATCCATAACATATCCCTATTCTCTAAAGTGAGCTCTAGTGTATCTAGTTGATTTATAGAGTCACTTTGAGAACATGAAGTAAGTTGACTATGAATTTCTTTTGTTATATTTTTACCTTCATAAATTATTGTTATTTCTGTTCTTCTTGCATTTTCAATTTTTTTTGTAAAATCAAAAATATCTACATTTTTAAAATCAATTCCCATACTATCTTCTCCAAGGAGGTAAATTAGAGTCTTTCATATCAATTTTTTTGTATTTTATAACTACTCCTGCTGGAAAAATAAAATACTCTGAATATTCTTCGTTCCATAAATTCAGGTAATGAATAAATTTTGAATTTTTATATAACAGATATGAAATTTTATCCCATGTATCTCCATCTTTCGTTGTATAAGAAGCCCATTTATCTTCCATTTCCTCTCCTCATATTTTCTCTTTCATATTTTTTCATCATATTTTTAAATTCATTAAAAGCTTCATCTCTATTTTTTCTTAATGTACTATCTAGATCTTTGCTATCGTTTGCATAAATCACTGGTGAATATGTTAAGTTAAAGGAACTAGAGTTATTTCCATTTTCATATGCTCCTATTAATCTTCCAGTCTTTTCCCATAAATTTAAACTTCTTTGACTGTTATCATGTGGAATAATTGACTCAGAACTTCCACCTTCTCCAACCCAAGCGAGAGTAGGTGAATTTACAATTCCTCCTAATGCAAATTGCGGAATATCTCCTCTTCCACCATATGAATATGCTTTCCCATTGTTTTGTGGAATATCTCCTCTTCTTCCTGGAGGTGCTTTCTTTTCATCAATAAACAATAGTTTTTTACCCCAACTGATTGCCTTATCTATTCCATCACTTATTTTTTTAAATATTCCTGCAAAAAAATCGGCTATTGCCATTCCAGTCTCTTTAAGGCTAGTCCATTTCTCATCTATCCACTTAAAAACACTTCCTAAAATTTCCATTGATGAAGCTTTAAAGTTTTCCCACTTTAAAACAATATTGGTTACCATGTTAGCTATCTTTTCTTTTAGCTCTCCAGCTTTTTCTTTTATAGTATCCCAGTTACGATATACAGTTATTCCAGCTTTTGCTATCCACCCTAAAGGTCCCATAAGAAACCAAAACTTATCAATAAGTCCAACTACTTTATCTTTTAATTCTATTGCTTTGGCTTTTACAGTATCCCAGTTTTTATATAGTAAATAACCTGCAGCTATTAGTGCTATAATACCTGCTATTATCCATGTAATAGGACTAGCTAGTACTGTCATACTTAAAGCTTTGAAACCTTTTGCAACTTTTCCAACTCCACCTATTAATTTTTTTCCAACAGATAATATTTTTGTTCCAAATGCGTGTTCTGTCATAAATCCTGCTATTTTCATGTAATTAGAATATAAACTTATTCCACCTGAGATAAGTTTTAAAGCAGAACCAAAACCTAATAACGCAATAGAACCATAACCAAAAATTTTCATGAATGTCTTGAAACCTTCTGGGTGTAGTTGTTGAAATTCTGTTATTTTTGTTAATAAATTTGAGAAACTAGTTATTATCTTATTTATTTCTGGAAGTAATAGTGCTCCTAACTGACTTCCTGCTATGCTTAATTTACCCATTGTTATTGCAAGTTGGTTTTCAGTAGTTCCTCTTTTTATATCAGCTTCCTTATCAACACTTCCTTTAGCTTCATCTCCATTTACTTTGTCTAAATTTTCTTTTAATCTATCTGTATTATTTAAAAATTTAGATGCTGCATCTAAACCTTCTTGACCAAACAGTTGAGTTAAAATAGCTACTTGTTTATCTTCTTTTTGTTCTTTTATCTTATTTAAAACTAAAAATAGAGCTTTTTCACTGTCTTCTTGTGATAATTTAGCTAATTTTTCAGGGTCTATTCCTAAATATGCAAACATTTCTAACTGATTTTTTGTTGCAGATTTACCTTTATTTAAAGCTACAAGTATTTTTCTTGCTCCAGTTGCTGCAACTTCTGCTTCCATTCCTTGTTCAATCAATGAAGCTCCAAGAGCTGTAACTTGTTTTTCTGAAAATCCTGCTACTTTCCCAATACTTCCTATTCTATTTACAAAATCTGTTATAGCTGGAGCACTTGCTCCTGTTTTATCTCCTAAATAATTTATTCTATCTGTCAGTTCAACTAGTTCATCATAAGTTAAACTTAAAGAATTTTTCATATTAAATAAAGCACTTGCTGCTTCTTCTCTATTCATATCAAAAGCCATTCCAGTTTTTGAAGCGAGCTCTATATATTTAATAGCTTCATCCTTATTTAATCCTGTTTGACCTGCATTGGCAGCTGCTGCATATAATTCATCGAGTCCTATTGCTATTTTCTTTTCAGTAATAATTTTATGTAATTCTTTTTTAAAATTTTCCTCTTCTTCCTTATCTTTAAAGTCAAATTGTTTTTTTACTGCTGCAAAATTACTCTCAGCACTTATTGCTTGTTGTACAGGCTTATATAATAATCCAACTCCAGCTGCTCCAGCTTTAATAGATGTCCCACCTATTTTTGAAATCTTATCCCCTATTTGTTTAGAAGATTCAGCTTTTGCAAACTTTTTACTTGCTTCAGCTGCTCTATCTATTTCTTTTTTTAGTTCTTTATATTTTTCAGTGGTATTACTTAAATCTACTTTTTTATCTCTTAATACTTTAGCTGTTTCTCTTACATGCTTTAGCTCAGCTGAATAAGACTTATTTAAAGAATTTAGTTTTTTTTCTAAATTCTGTAATGCTTTTGCATTTTCAGCTGTTTGATTTTTTTCATCTTTCATACTTGCTTTTAGTTCAGATATAGCTAATTTAGTCTTTTTTATAACTTCAATTTTTTCTTTTAATGCTTTTTTATCTTCGTTATATCTTCCCAATAATTGTTGAGTTCTTTGTAATTTTATAATCTCTTGATTAAGTCCAGAAACACCTTTACTTGCAAGTGAAAATGTTTTAGCAAATCCTGTTCCTAGTGCTGCTCCTATTCCAAAAGAAATTCCAATTTCTTTCATAAATCCTCCAGACAATAAAAAAACCACTTATCTTTTTTTGATAAGTGGTTTAACTTTATCTTTTATTTTTTAAAAAATTAATTTAAGTATGCTGAGT